CGCCTGCCGGGTGTCTGTCTTCAGGTTCAGGCCGCTAGCGTCCGCTTGCACGTTGCTAGCATGCGCTTGCAGGTGGGAACCGGTTCCGAACTGGTTCTCCACCGGTTCGGAAATTGCGTTGTTGCTCACGCTGCACCTCCACCATGCCGGCCCGAATAGCTCTGCCTGACCATTTCGTTCTGCACCGCGTCGAAGAAAGCCTGAAGCTGCGCATCGATTTCACTGTCATCTAGACCCACGCGGGCCAAATGCTTCCGGTTTGCTGCTGTCACCTGCTTCCAGTACAGGGCTGCATCGTCGCCCTGTTTACCCGACAGCATGCGAGCCGTGTGACGGACCTTGCTGACGCGCCTGATCAACGGGAACAACAGCACCTGCTTTGATGGCCGCCATGCGAGGAGCGGAAGATCGTCACGCTGCATCGGTCGTACCCCCTATGGTATATCTATATGTGTCCCGTGGGTGGGACTGTGAAACAGCAGAAACGGCTCTCGCAGTCCCGTGGGTGGGACTGTCGAGGTTGTTTCTGGCGCTCGTAGAAGGGCCACGGTCCCGTGGGTGGGACTGTGTGTCCCGTGGGTGGGACTGTGTTTTTTTCTCGGGCTCCCAGCGGGTGAACTCTTTGCTGGGCAGGTCTTTGGTTATGTCGCAAGAATATTCGGTCAGTCTCCACTCAGTGACCGCTCTGTTTTTGACGCTAAATGCACTTGCCTTGGTTTTCACAATGAACCCCTTGCTGACCAGCCCGTCGAGTGCCCGATCAGCCGTATTGCGGCTCATGTTCAATTCTTCAGCCAGTTCGCGGCAGCCAAGGCCGATCCGGCCATTGTTTAGACCATCATAGCGCCACTTCACTTCCAGATACGCGGCGCGCTCAATCGGCGTCAGTGCCTTCCATGCCGCGCTACGCTTGACGTAACTATCGATCATGATGAACTTGGCTTTGCCTTTACGCCTGTACTTGCTCGACATCAGTTCACCTCGGCTTTGCGCTGATCGGCTTGGCGGATAGCCTCCACCGCCTCTTTGGCGGTGATGGCAAAGGTCTTCCGCAGATGCGGGATAATGGGGCGGGGACGCTGATCTGTGCCTGTGACTGCCAGCCAGCGGACCGCTTTTTCTATACGATCCGTCATGGCTTCACCTTAGCAAAGTTCCCGTAACGTTCCGAGAACGATTTGCGCTTTACACAGCCAGATTGAGAGGCCTCATATAGCCTTGGGGCACCGTCGATGGGGATTTCCTTCACGGTGAACCCGGCAGCCTTAAGCCGCCGGATTTCCGCCTCAAGCGTGCCCGTCCAGTTGTGGTCTGAACTCTTGCCGTTCTCCACGCGGGCCATACGCCAACCGGTCATGAAGTGGTTTTCATCGCCATGCACCCACCACACTTCGTAGTGGATGAAGACCGGCGTGGGGCGAAAGCGCTTAGGACGCGCGCCACCGTGGCGCGGGTCCGAATGGCGATTTTCCAGCCGCTTGACGTTGTGCCGGCCGACGAGCTTGTCGGCTATGGCACGTTCTTCAGCTGTGAACTGCTGCCCTCGACTGGATGGACCGTCGAGGAACAGTTTACGGCGCATGCGGCGCTCAAGTTCTTCGTCGCTGATCTCTGTCATGCGTGCCCCGCTGTGTCTGCGAGGAAGGATAGAGCCTTGCCTTCTTGGATGAGCCAGTAACGGAAGGCATTTTCTGCCACGTCCCGGTCGTTCTGGCAGGCTTCCGCTAGGCCGAGCCTAAACTTTTCGCACTCATCCTCGACCAGTTCGTCGAGGTCGTCAGCGTCGTAGCCGTAGGTGATCATCCGGCGCATCACATTGCGGCCGGCAGCCCGCCCAAGGGCTTCGAGAAGAGCGTTGAGGTCCGCCAGCGTAGCCGAGTCGCTTTCTATCTCAGCCATTGCACCACCTCCCGTCATGCGTTGTGGCCCTCCAGTGTTCGGGGTCTTCAATCGCCATGACCGACAATTCGCGCGACAGATCGCGAGCGGCGTCGATGAGGTTGTCGACAACGAAATCACGCTGGCCGGAGGGAGCAGCATCGGTGATCCTGTCGAAAAGCACCTCGACCATGGACTGAAGGATGCATGCCTTGCGGTGCAGCGTGTCGAAATAGTCGAGGGTGCCGGACTTGCTCATGCAACCCTCCTTTCCTCACGAACATGCGCTTGCATGTCACGCAGAGCCTCTGTCACGGAGACAGCAAGCGGGGCCAGTTCATCGGCCATGTCGGCTTCGAAGCCTATGACAGTCCAAGCGCGCCATTCGATTTCGCGGTTACTCGCCGGCGTAGCAGCACGGGCCACATTGACCGCTGCCTGCTCATACCCGTTGATGAAGTCGATTATGGTGTCGAGGATTTCGCCGGCCTCATTGTAGAGGTCGCCCTCGGTAAAGCGCGGCTGGCAATTCAGACCGCACAGAACGTCTGACAATGTATGCATGACAGACCGGAAATCTCTGATTTCCTTCATGCTCAGGCGTCGGAGGGCTGCCATGTCGATGGTGAGCGTCATAGGCCCGCGAGGTGCGTGCGGATCGCGCTCACTTGCGCCATCAGCCAAAGCGGTGCTATTTGTATCCATGTTCGATTTTCCTGAGATGGATTGAGAACAATGGCTCGGCAATGAGGTGGCCGCCTCTGCCGGGCCTTTCTTTTTGTCCGCCACGGCAGACATTTCAGCGATTGCTGATGTGTGACACGTGTGTCTCATGCTGAGCTCCGCTTCTTAGGCTCAACGGTGATAGTGAAGGCCGCAGGCTCTGACGGAACACCTTCATCAAGCGTGTGCTCGATCTTAGTGACTTTCTTCGCCAGCATCCGAACGATGCCGTCTGTGCGGGTGATCATCTCGATCAGTTCCGCAGGGAAGCCAGCGGGTGCGATGCGCTGTTCCATATGGTTGCGGACGATCTCATTGCACCGAACCGCGAAAGCCGGGTCGAGATAGCGAGCATACGCCATGGCGATGTGCCAGTTGGCGAAGGTCTGAGCATTCCGGCCCCGAGCGACTGAAAAAATCTCATCCTCCGATTTTCGGAGGACTACATCCGCAAGGTGAGATGCAAATTCCTTCGTTGACGGAAGGTCACGCCATTTCGCCGGCTGCTTCGACGGATCGCTGCCTGCCGCCTTCCATAGTCCGGTCAGGCTCACCATGTCGCCCTTGAGCGAAACGCGGTTGCCGTCGAGTTCGATGAGGTTGCTCATGCTGCCCGCCCGAACGTAGTTTTCAAGCCTAGTCTCTCGGCAATGAGAGCCACTGGCACCCGCACTTTTCCCCCAATCTTGACTGTCGGAATGTCGCCGCGCCGCGCCGCTTCATATGCCCCGTTACGGGCAAGGCCAAAAAACACCGCACCTGCGTCGGGAACTGAAATCGTCGCTTGTGATAGAGCGTAGTCCAGAGTCATTGTTCTTCCCTTGTTCTATATGCGCATACTGCGCATTAACCACATGGCACAAAACAGCATTGTTCGCAAGCGGATATGCGCATATGGTGCATAATGATCCACAAGTCCGAGATTTGAGTCGATGAGTGACGAACAAGAACAGAAAAAGACCGAGCGTCTGCACGTGCTCATATCGCCAGCAGAACTTGACGCGATAGATGACTGGAGGTTCAAAAATCGACTGGGTACACGGGCAAAAGCAGTCCGCCGCCTCGTGCAAATCGGCTTGCGAACAAGCAGTGAATTTGAAGAAATTGTTCGAGATGCCTCAAAGGCATACCATGGAACAGCCCGCCTTCTGAAGGAGCTTACAGAGCAGCATCAGGCTGGCGGTAATGACTCGGAAATCGAAGGGTCTCTTTTTGAAGAGGTTTCTTCGATATTGAAAATAAATAAGGATATTGCTGATACGTACATCAGAATACTTAGTTTGCAGCAGGAAATCATTCATTTGAATAGGCCCGGTGATGTCGAGCTGATGATTGCCAATGCTGAAGCCTCCCGGGAGAAATCCAAAAAATACTGGGACGAAGTTGAAAAAATTATCGCTCAGTCGAAAGCCGAAGGAAACGAATGAAAGGTCATATCCGCGAACGCAGTCCGGGCAGGTGGGCCATCGTCCTCGATGTAGGCGAACCAGATCCGAAAACGGGCAAGAAAAAGCGGAAATGGCATTCCTTTACCGGAACCAAGCGTGAAGCACAGGCAGAGTGCGCGAGGCTGATCACTGCGCTAAAGAGCGGCGATTATGTCGAGCCGAGCAAGCAGACGCTGGGCGAATTCCTGGACGAATGGCTGGCCTTCATAAAGCCGACAGTGGCGCCAAAAACCCACGAGCGATACGCAGAAATCTGCCAGAAAAGCATAGCCCCTTTGATCGGGGAGGTTGCTCTGTCGAAGCTCAAAACAGACAGGATCGATAACGCATTTTCAAAGGCGCTCACAGAAGGTCGCAGGGACGGGCAGGGCGGTCTTGCGCCCCGCACGGTTCACCATATGCGCCGGGTGCTTATCAAGGCTCTCGGGCAGGCTGTGACGTGGGAGAGGTTATCCCGCAATCCAGCAACTGCCACGACGCCGCCAAAGGTCGAGCGGCAGAAGATGCTGGCTTACGACGCCGCCCAAATGGCAACGCTGCTTGAAGCCTTCAGGCCGACGCGAATGTTCGTGCCGGTCCTGCTTGCCGTGATGTGCGGCCTGCGCCGTGGCGAGATCATCGCGCTCCGATGGAAGAACGTCGAACTGGGCGACAATCGCCGCCAGCTCTCCGTTGTCGAAAGCGCGGAACAGACGAAGGACGGCATCCGGTACAAAGAACCGAAGTCGGGGAGGGCGCGCACTGTTGCCTTGTCCTCAACAGTTGTGGCGGAACTGAAGGCGCACCGAGTGCGGCAGGCAGAGGAACAGTTGCGGTTGGGGCTCCGGCCGGACGGTGAAAGCTTTGTCGTGGCACAGATTGATGGCTCCCCGTTGCAGCCGCGCTCGCTGACGCACGAATGGGTTCGCCTCATTGAGAAGACCGAGCTGCCGCGCATTCGCTTCCACGATCTGCGACACACCCATGCATCCCAGATGCTGGCTGCCGGGGTCCATCCAAAGGTGGCCAGTGAGCGGCTAGGACATTCCAGCATTGGGATCACGCTTGATTTATACAGCCATGTGATGCCGGGAATGCAAGCTGATGCAGCAGAACAAGTTGACGCCGCGTTGCAGGCAGCTATAAGCGCGAGTCAGAAAACCAAATAGTTGCAAAGTGCGTAGCAAACGGCCTTTCGAATAACCGACGAAAAGTCACAAAGCACTTAATAATCAACTAGATGGAGGGATGGCCGAGCGGTTTAAGGCACCGGTCTTGAAAACCGGCGAGGCAGTGATGTCTCCGTGGGTTCGAATCCCACTCCCTCCGCCAATTTGTTATCTAACATATTGATTTTGCTGGATAAAATCCATATCAAAAATATTAACCCGCCATCATACCCGCCAATCGAGTTTTGAATGTTTGCCGATCTATCGTTCTCGATGTGGCAACGCTGTGGTATTCTCCCGGTGTTAGCAATGGGAGGTAATTATGACTGAACGTCGCTCATGGATTTCTTGGTATAACGACGCAGCCTGCACGGAATTGTTTTCTCGTGAATGGTACGGCACTGAGGCAGATCCGCTCGCACATGGTGCCCCGGGATTTGGCGGACCCGTTACTGAAAAAGAACAGCTCGAATGGGAAATTTCCGACTCAAGCGACGCGGAGCTTAGAGATGGAAAGTATATGCGTCATGAGCGGGTAATGCGCCGCAGCTAACCCGCAGCCGCCAAATACCCCTCGCGGGCAGCCATCGCCTCTTTAATCGTTGGATATGCCCGCGACTTCCATAGCACACCATTTCGGCTGTCGAACGCCGCCCAGCCGCCATCAACGCGTTTCACGGTCGTTCTGGGTTTAGGGCCAACATGCTCCCAGTTGTCGATTTTCAGGTTCCCTTTGTCGCCGTCGCGCGGAATAATCCGACCGGGTTCCTCCTCGTGGCATAAGCGCCAGACCAGCGCTCCAGCCTGCCACTTCCAGCCCAAAACAGCGCACATGCCATGGGGGTCAACCTGTACAGGATCGCCGGGCTTGAAAGTGGAGAACCGCACCGCCCATGTCAGCGTACCGGTCGAGGGATCGTAATCGAGCGCGTCCAGCAGATCATCGATTGACGGTCGCGTGACTTCCTTGTGCCTGCCCATTATCTGCCCCGCCGGAGTTTAATGCTCACTTCCTGCGCCACATCCTTGGCAATATCGCCAAGCGACTTTTGAACAGCCGGCCTAAGGAACGGACGCTCCGCCGCATCTGACCGACCAAATTCCAGAGATGCAGACGCGGGGTCATGTGAGGTGACATGTGCGCCCTTGTTGGTCGGGCCGGACACGATACCAGCCACAAGCGCGCCCGTCTGGCCGTGTGGCGGTTGTCCGGGAAGCGAAGGCACGCCCCCATGGCTCCCGCCGATCAGGCGTTTCGCTTCTTCCTCGATCCGCTTAGCGGCACGAATAAGACCGGCCTTTGCCGCGGGATCGATATCCTGAAGTGACTTGAGGCGCTTCCGATGCTTATCCAATCCTTTGATTTTCACCACGTCAGGCCTCCCGGTCCGCATCCGCCCAGTTTGAAACCGCCAGCGCCGCCTGCACCTGCTCGGCGGGTAGCCCTGCCTCCTTGGCGCGGGCCAGCGCTTCGATCAGCGTCCCGACAGCACGCGCCCGGCCACCAGCATCATACGCCTGCACCGGGCGCATGAGGTCGATCATGACCTCACTGCCGAGCTTGGCGCTCGCCTCTTCGGCAATCAGCATGGCAAGCGGCTGAAGCTGCCATTGCGCCAGATGCCTCTGTGCCTCGCGCACAAGCGGCCCTGTGGTCGTTTCGCATAGAAGCGAGGGAAGGACGCCGAAAACATTCAGGATCGCCCCACGCGCCGCCTGTAGAGCCTCAAGAGGCATTGCCGGTTGAATGTTTGGTGTGACATCTGAAGGTCGCCAGTCGGTATTTGGTGCCGGAGCGCCCGCAGCCGTAACGTTGACGGATTCGCGCAACAGGACACGCCCGCGGCGACCTCGAAAGCCCCGACCAAGCGAATCCATATCTACATCAGGTGCCTCGGGGAAAGGCACAATGAGCGAGCCGATAGGGGCGGTTTCGTAAACCTCGGCCAGCGCCGTTTCGATTGTTTGCAAAAGCCCGGCTGTTAGACGAGCGCGGCGCAAGGGAGCCTGCCCGGTCCAAGGCTGGACGGGATCGGCCCCGACACGGAAATGCAGCACCTCGGCAGCGAGCGCCGTCATGGTGCGTCCGCCGCCGGCTTCGCTGATAGAAAGACGATATGCCTTTGGCTGGCCATCTCTGGTGGACAAATCCCAGTCAGCCGCCGGGATCAAATGTCCGTCCCCTATAAGCGCAACATATTCACCGCGAAGGGCAAGAGATCGGGCAACCATTGCCAGTGTGCGCCGGTCCAGCATGTCGGTTCCCTGCACATCGGAAAGGCTGAAGGCTCCCTCCCATAGCGATACACATGCTTGCACTGTCGCGGTCAGTTCGCCAATGCCGGATGCGCCGGTGATATAGGCCTCACGGGCAGCCATGATTTGAGCGGTGTAGCCCATGCCGGACGATCTTGTTTCGACCTCGGGCTTTCGGCGGAAAATATCGAGAATACCCATTAATTCCTACCTAGCCGGCGATAGGGCCGCAGAAGATCAGCCGCACCCGAGTATTGGAGCGCGCGGGCTGCGTGGTCAGGCCGGAACCGCATGGATAGATCCCCGGAAGAAATCGAGGATGCAAACGTGGTTTTCGCCCCGGCCACCATGAATTCAGCCAGGCGGCGATAGGCTTCTTCCACTGAATCAGGTGCAGTTTCCTCACCTCCGCAAGTCGCGGTGATACGCCATGTCGAATGAGCCGGAACGACTACACCACGCGGGCCGGCCTTCGGCGTGATCTCGATCCAGTCTTCGGCCTGTTCGGACCAATAAGCCGCAAGCGTTACCGTGGCAGGCGTCAGCGGCAGAATGAATTCCCCGCAGCCGATCGCCTTCCATTCGGCAACCGTGGTGCCCCAGCGCCATGCGATCCAGCCGAAAATTCGGTCCCATACGATTGCGGGGTCAAGCGCACTGGCGGCAGGCGACAAGCCTTCCGGCGTTGTGGGATAGGCGGTGACCTCTTCAAGATGGTCGAGAATTTCGACACGATCCGTCATAGCCGCCACCTGTTCAACGCATAGGAGGGATGGCGTGCAAGGGCAGCCGGGTCAGAAAGCTGACGAAGGTCCACGCCAGTTTCAGGATAGGCAGGCCGCGTCACAAGCGATAATTCAAACAGAACCGCCGCGAAGATGGTGCGGATCAGCGCTGTGCCAAGGCTCGGGTCTTCCTCCGTCGTTTCTTCCGGCTTGGCAACCGCTTCGGGTGGCGCGACACGAAAGCCCGGTGAGATACCGACAATCAGCCCGGCGGTAAATGCGCTGACAAAATCCCTTGCCCATGTCGTTTGGAGGATTTCCGGGGTCAGGATCGCCTCGAAGGTCAGCGCCTCTGCCGTGTCCTGCAAAATGAGCGTTCGCGCCTTGCGGCTGGCAAGGGGTTTGTCGAACGAATGACCGACAAGCACGTGCACATCGCGTTCCGCCTGTTCTGGTTGCACGATCCATTCAAACGCGTGCGGCGCAAACCGTTCCTTGCGTGGACGCCGCCCGTTTCCCCCTGCATCAATCGTGGCAGTCGATCCATACGGGAAGCGGCCAACGAGACGCCGGCTTCCATCGCCAGCGTCTCGCAGTTCCAACCCGGCGCTATAGACCGGGCCAGTCATTAGTCACCTCCGGCAGCAAGCTGGATGCCGGTCAGGAGTTCGAGCTGCGTGCCCCGCGCCACGGTTACGTCAACCGTTGCTAGGCCGGTGATCCGAAGCCCACCGGAAGTGGCGTCCGAGTAAGGATCCCGAATGAGGTCGACAGCGCCCCAGAGACCGACGAAGATCGGGGATACACCGCCCGCGTTCGTGGTCAGCAGCGCCGAAGTAGCAAGAGGCGTTCCGGCAGGAGCCGCAAGCGCATTGCTCGACATCGCGATATTGCCGGCAGGAATATGGCGCACAAGGCGGTCCCATTCGCTGACAGCGGTGCCGGTAATGAGCGTATCATCGAGCACAGACCAAGTTTCAGGGCGGATCAGAAGGCGCACAGCGCCGGGCGAACCGGCAGCGTTAGCCGTCATGAATCGTACTACGGCGGCGCGGAACGCAGCCCACGATGCCAGAGCGCCGACAGGCGTGGACGTGATCCCGTACGTTGCCGCGCCGGGAATGACGCCAAGCGGCTGGCCGGTTGTGCCAGTGCCGAGAAATACCGCCTTGTCCAGTTCGGCGGCAATTGCCCCGGACATATCGCGGCGCACTGCCTGTTCAAGAGCCGAGCCGGACTGTTTCAGGGCCTTGCGCGTGATCTTCATCGTAACGCCTAGATTGTGATCCGGCGAAAGGGCTTTGTCGGTCGTGGCGTAGACGGTCGGTCCCGGAACAGCGCCGGTTTCCGAGGCGGCCCAGCCAGCGGTCACGCTGGACGTGGTGACAGGCCATTCAACAGCGCCATGATCGATAGTGATCGACTGCGCGCCCATGCGGCCGGCAACGCTATCCGGGAAAAGGCGATCGATGATCGGGCGGGTCTGGATCGGGTTCGGAGTACCAGCCGCGACGGTCTCGCCTGCACGCTGCTCCAGCGCCAGCCACGGAACCGGAATGCCACGGAAACCGCCTTGCGAACGAAGCTCCTGCACAACTTCTGCCGTCGCGCCATCGAGCGGTCGGCCTTCATCGAGAGCGAGGGCAACCTGCCGAAGCTCAAAGCCGTCGATCAGTTCGTTGAATTCGCGATCCGAGCGGGTTTCGAGGTCTTTGCCGGCTTCGCGGCGTTCCGCGTCTTCGGCAATCAGGGCCGCACGGTAACGGGTCTCGTTGTTGCGATATTCCAGATCAAGGGCAGACATCTGCCTGGTTTCGTCCTCCGAGGGCGTGTCTTTGCCGACCAGCCCGGCGAGGGCTTCGCGGATTTCAGACTGACGCCGGGCGATAGTCACGCTGGTCAGCATTGGGAAGTCTCCTATTGCAATAGAGATAATATTGTATCTTAATCTATAATAGGAATAAAGTCCTTCAGCAGTGCTTTCCACCGGTCTCTTTCCGGGTCTTCCCGGCCCAGCCCGATTTCTATTCGGGTCTTCCTAGAATGGCATTGCGGACAGAGAGATTGCAGGTTCCCGAGATCGAAGGGGGCACCGCCTTCCCGTATTGGCTTCACGTGATCGACCTCTATCCGGCCACGAGCACCGCACTGCACGCATTTCCAGCCGTCGCGGGCCTTCGCTTGATGCCGGACGGCTTTCCATCTGGGATCGCGATAGATCGAGGATGCACCCGGCCAGCGCTTCAAACCCATGTGGCAACCCTCGCTTTGCGGGCAGGCTTGGCAATGAACCGCTGCCCCTCGGCCACGGCAAGGATACTGGCCGCTATGGCGTCAATTCGCCCTAAAGACCTGGACTTAGTTAGCTTTGCATTCCCCGCATCATCCATAACCACCAATGCATCAGCGGCAGCCGAACGCAAAAGCAGGCTGGGGACCGTTCGAACATTGCCGTCGAATACGGCCTTGCGCCACCCTTCGACGTCGAGACCCCCATCGCGGTAGCCCTGACCTCGAAACACGATAGGAACTCGGACGCCAGCCGCCGCAAGCGCGTCCTGCAATTCTGCCTGCCGATAACGGTCACAGACCAGTGCCTTTACATCGGCATCCTGCACAAGCGTTTCCCATACCTGCCGGAGCCAAGGGCCAATCTGTACTGTGTTTTCGCCGGATAGAGATAGTTCGCCCCGGCGATGCATTTCCACGTACCGATCCTTTACTCCGTCCAGTTCGCCGCGCGCGGCCAATCCGGGCTTATTCGGAAATGTTCCCAGCGCCGACAGATGCGAAGTTTCCGGAAAATAGATCGCCGCCGCGCTCATGGAGCGAGAGCCGCCAAGATCGACGCCAAGGAAAGCCGGCCCGGTTCGTTCGGGCAGATCGTCGCCGCCAACCTCACAAGCCGTCCATTCATCGACCGTCAGAAGCTGGGCTTTTCCGGCATCGGAAACCCGTTGGTTGAGCGAATAGAGCCGGAACCCGGTTAGCGCCTGCCCGCCGCGCTGGATAGCAATACGTGCCTGTGACTGGAGCCATTCGAGCGAAGGGCCTATCCCATATTCCGCACCTGGATTTGCCTGCTTTAATCCGTCTAAATCGTCAGCTGGCATTCCGAGCGGAGCGCGACACTCGATAATAAAGCTGTGCGGCGGCGGATCGTCCAGCATCTGCGAAAACGGGTGCGTGTCGTCGCTGGCGCTCGTGGATATGATGACAATTTTTGCCGATCGCTTGCCGGCGGACGTTTCCAACGCTGAATGAAGCTGCATCCCCTTTTCGGGATGCCAGTGGCCAAATTCGTCCTCGACAATCAAAGTCGGGCTTAAGCCAAGCAGGTTCTTTGCGTCAGCAGCAACAGCCCTGATCATGCCGTCGCCGTTCCCCTCATAGCTGATTTCCAGACGTGGGGCCTGCCGGAACGTGAAGCGCGCCTGTTCATCCTCCGGCAGCAGACCGACGATTGCCTGCACATACTCCCATGCAATGCGCGCCTGCTCTTTCGTACGTGCTGCAATGACCACTTGTCGACGCGGCTGGTCATCGGAAACACCCATGACGTGCGAAAGAGACAGCGCAGCGGCCAACATCGATTTTCCCTGACCACGGCCCACGCTAAGCATAGCCGTCATCGTGCCGGGATCGAGAACGCCCCGAATGAAGTTCTCCTGAAACGGTGCCAGGGAAAAGTTCTGCCCATGCAAGGGACCCTCGGGGACCCGCAAAGACCGAATGAAATCGAGGGTTTTGCCCGCAACATCCTCGAGCGCGCGCGAAAGTAAGCCCGCTCCACGGCGCTCAGCCTCTCCCAAAGGCTGACCATTGGGACCCTTTTCACACATGATGAATCCTTGCTTGTCGTCTACGAAATCTTACTCGGCTATGGGCTTGTCCGCGATCTGGCGGGGACATTGGAGACATTGGAGACATTTTTGGCCCCACAGCCCTACGCGTATTATTTTATCTCTATTTATAACGTTTTTCTCACGCATAAGGTTAGATAAGTCTCCAATGTCTCCAATGTATGAGTAAGTCACTGACAAAAAACGATAATTCGCCCGGGGACTTGTTGGGGACATTGGATACATGTCCGCAGCGAGGGCATCAGCTCTCATGGCAATCTGTCTTCTCCAAAAAGTAGACGTTTATCTTGCGAGGGTTATCGCGCTCTGAGCGCAGTTTCAGACCGTCAACAATGCGCCCAGTGATGGTCCTGAGACGGTTGCCGAGGATGTGCCCCGACACATCTCCGCGCGGGTTGCACAGCGCCTTGGCAGCTATCTGGAGGTCGGGCTTGGCGAGGGACATTTCGACCAGTTCGGCGGCGGTCTTCTTCTGGCCGTGGGTTCCTTCCCACATGGCTGCAAAGAATGCCTGCATGTTGGCCAGACGCCCGTCCTGTTCGCGGACTTTATCCATCGTGTCGAGCGGGTCGGCGTATCCCAGCCACACAATTGCCGACCTGATGAGATCGGACCAGTCCTCGAATGATGCCAGAGGCTTTAGCTTATTGGGCTGCCCGGCGATCTTGTAGGCCCGGACCACGGTCAGGGCGTCCGCGATATACTGGCCGCGGTTATCCAATATCCGGTCGAGCGGGTTGTCGTCGAATTCCCGGAGTTCCGGGCGCTCCGTATTCGGATCCAGATTGCACAGGATTGACCGGCGCGCCATGTCGTCGACCAGACTGATGTTATTGCCGGTCGCAAACATGGTCGTCTTGTTCTCGATGTCGGTCATGCGGGATTCGCCGAGTACGCGGAATTTGACGACAGGGCGTTCCACGCACTGGCATAGCGCATCGCCGTAGAGCTGGCCGTTTACGTTGTCGATCGCCAATATGGGCGAGCCGGACATGAAGACGGCGCCAAGTCGTTTCTCGGTCTCTTCTTCTGATTTACCCGCCGTCATGACCGGAGCAGGGTTGCCCGAGATAATGGCCGAGCACAGATCGACAAGAAAGGATTTGCCCGATCCAGGCGACGGGGCGGAAATGACGTGGAGCGGGGCGACCGAGATAGCCGCGCGCGCAACGGGTGTGAGGAGGCCAGAGAGCGCCACAGAGCGCGATGGTTGATCCACGAAGGGGAAACCGTCCAGAAGATCGTCAAGGCGCTGTAGGGCGGCAAGGGCGTCGTCGCGTGTCGGGTTGCGCGGAAAGGGCGGCATGTCTGGTGGCGAGACGAGCAGGAGTTTCGTTTCCGAATCGTAGCCTCCTTTCCAGAGGATGGTGCCGTCGCGCCGCAGCGTCGGCGCCGTGATGACCCCGGATATCTTGTGGAACGGCCACTCGCCGGCGTCCGCCAATATCGACGCGATGACCGGGCCGGGCGGATCGATCGGTATTTTTACGAGATCATCTTTTTTCTTTTTTAAGGATTGGAACGAGATCGACGCCGACATCTGTTTCGCCAGAAAGGGCGGAAGGACTGGTGTCAGTCGCGCGGATTTTACCGTGTGTCCCTTGATTGCCCGAACCTCGTCCACAACTGGGCGCACAAGTGTGCCGCCCCGATCGTAGAAGGGTGTGCCGTCCTCCATGAGCATGCGTTCCACGTGTTCCACGGTCTTGTGGAGCGCGCCGGGCGCATAGATGTAGAAGGGTTGCCCGGTTGAGGAATTAAAGCCGTCGGGCGCGAATTTATCGACTTTTACGCCGGGTTTCGTGATGTACTCGTCTGTTTCCCACCACTTGTCCTCAGGGTCGTATCGGCGGATGCCATTATCTTCTTCAAACATCGAGTTGTTCCCCTGCTGGGGCCGCTACTAATTGCGACTCGACCCTTGACAGCGCTGCCGAAGATGTGCCAAGATTTTCGTGTGTATTTATCTGATTTGTCGGGTTTGCGGTTGCCGCCGCAGCCCGATTTTCTTTTCTGATCATGCCGCAGACCTCGCGGCTTCCCAAGCTTCGATGTCGGCCAGCTTCCAACGCGTGCATCCGGGCGAAAGCTTGAGGGGCTTTGGAAAATCTCCCTCGCGCACCCACCGCCAAATCGTGTGCCGGGTAACGTCAAATCTCTCCGCTGCCTGTACGTCTGATATGTATTTCACGGTCTACCTCATTCGCCTTGATTGAACCGCGATTCTACATCTTCCCCCCCAATGCCAGAAATACTCATGATTTACTTTTCACATAGAAAAGTATGATAATATACACATAGAAAAATCTATATTATTGATTTTCAACGTAAAAATATTTTGACTATTTCTGGGGACAGTTTAGGAATTCGCCCCACTTTTCCATCATCTCTCGGCGCTTCTCGACCATATCTCCCCTTCGATATGCGCGCTCAACTTCGCTGCCAACCGTGTGCGCCAAGGCCAGTTCTGCCATCTCGCGCGGATAGTCCGTCCGCTCGGCCGCCCAGTCTCGAAACGTCGAGCGCAGGCCGTGGGGGACAGCAGGCCGACCAGAGCGCGGGTCAAGCCAGCCTTTGTTTCCGGCCTTCTCCTCGGCTTCCTGCATCCGGCGCATGACCGCGCCAATTGACATATCGGATAGGGCGCCACCACGCGGCGCGGCGAACAAGTAGGGCGAGCCTTCCAGCCGGGGAAGGGCCTCTACAATCGCGATGGTCGCATCCGTCAGGGGCACGCGGTGTTCGCGATCAGCCTTCATCCGTGCAGCAGGAATCGTCCAGATCTTCTCGTCCAGATCTAGCTCATCCCAAGTTGCGCCGCGCACCTCTCCGGAGCGCGCAGCCGTGAGCGTAAGAAATTCAAGCGCGCGGGCCGCCGTGCCATCGCGCTTTCGCAGTTCGGCAAACCATGCCGGCGCATGAGCGAGGGATAGGGCAGGGTGGTTACCCGATTTTGCGACCCGACCCGGCTTCGGCAAGATAGCGTCCAGATTTCCACGCCAGCGTGCGGGATTGTCGCCGGAGCGGTGACCTGCGACCGTCGCCCACGCCATAACGGATTCAATTCGCCCTCGGAGCCGGCTGGCCGTCTCTGTTTTCGTTGACCAGATCGGTTCCAACGCCCGCTGTACATCCTGAACAGCAATGTCCGAGACTAGCATGTTGCCGATTTCCGGACCTGCATATGCGTCCAGCGTTGCGCGCCATTGCTTCCGATGCTTCTCATTGCTGAATTCGTCCAGCTTGGCGGTTAAATAGCGATCGACTGCATCAGCAAAGGTCAAGCCGCGTTTCTGGTGAGCTACCAGCGCCGCCCGCGCAGCCTTTCGGTGCTCAACGGGATCGATGCCTTGTCGAATAAGGTCTTTTGCCTCCCGCGCGCGATCGCGCGCCTGTCCAAGCGTTACGTCAGGAAAACCGCCCAAGCCGATTTCGCGGCGCTTGCCGGCGACCATGGTGCGCAATATCCACGATTTCGCACCGCTCGGAACAATCTGAATTAAAAGCCCCGAAACGCCACCGACCGGATAGGTGACATTGCGTCCCGTACCCGGATGCGCGAGGCGCTTGATTTCTATGGCGGAGAGTTCCGCAGCCATTCTCGGCATTTCGCACCCATCATCTTACCCGCCAAAAATAATATCATTGGGTGCATTTGGATGCAACGGATTGCGACAGAGATAAATACTAACTATCTGTTTTTCTTATCGAATTTAAATTGATCGCACCGACTTACAACACCATTATGGCCGCCACTCCCTCCGCCAGATTTATCTCCCAACGCATTGAAAACACTGGGTTTTAACCAAGGCGAAATTTCTGCCCCGTCATTTGTCCCTACTTCGGGCTTTTGTTGGCCCGAAACATCCGGGCCATAAAGTGACATATTTACCTGCGCTGTCCCCCGCGACGAGTGCGCTTTGATGTCGGCCAATAGCCCTTTTCATCTGAAAAGGAGTTACCGACATGTTCAACTTAACCCGCCCCGGGCGTATTCCACACCGTCCCCGTACGCCGGCCTTCTGTGATGCAATCATCGCGCACAGAGCCCCCGAACTCTCCGAAGTCACCTATCAGACCTCCGGAAACCCCGTAACCGTGCGCGGCTGGGCTCCGCCCGAAGACGCGGACGGCATCAAACTTTGGATGCTGGAGCGCATCGAAGACGCCCAGCTCATGGGCGTTTATGCGATAACCGTTCATGTCACCCCGGCCATGGCCCGGGAGCTGGTGGGCGATGACAAGCCCGGCCAGTCCACGGAGGGCCCGAATGCGGATAACCGCGCGGCCGTGGAAAGCCATATCGACAAGCTGGCCGCCACCATGCGGAATGGTCACTGGGCCCTCAACGGGGAGACCATTATCATTGGGCATAAGGGCTGGGCCGACGGGGAGCCGCAATGGTTCATTAACGATGGCCAGCACCGCTTGAAGGCCCTCATTCGCTCCGGCGTTCCGGGCATTCCCGTGCTCATGGCCTTCGGCGCGGAGCGCGGCACAATCTACACCGTGGACAGCGAGGCCAAGACCCGCTCCGTCGCCGCGCAACTGTCCATCATGGGCACGGAGAATGCCACGCTGGTGGCCGGAGTAGCGAAGCTCCTCCTCGAATATGAGAAGTATGGGCGCTTCGTGGGGAGCAATGAGGCCCCGACCAAGGCGGAAATCCTTCAGGAGGCGTCCAGCAAGGACTATGAACTCCTTGAAGCCTTCTCCCGCATTCCGCGCCATCGGGTCATGACCCGCCATCGCCGCGCGCTGGTCTTCTGTGACATTGTCTTCTCTTACAAGGCGGCGGAGCTGGCGGAAGAGTTCTTCGAAGACCTCTACTCCGCCGCGCCGAAAATCCCCGCCGTCCGTGCGCTGAAGGCTCTTCTCGTCGGCCCCGCCGCTCCCAAGAATGTTTCGGACACCGTGGAAATCATCATTCGCCATTGGAACGCTTGGCGCGTGGGCGCGCACCATGCCTTCTTGTCAAACTATGTGGAAGGCGGCTCCTTCCCCCTCATCCGGAGCAAGTGACATGGACTTCTTGAGCAAAGAAACCGTCCAGCGCCGCAAGAAGCGAGGCCGCACTGAAGCTCTGTCCTTGGACTCCATCCGCGTGGACGCACGGCTTCGGGAAGTCGGGGACGTGTCCGCCCTTGCGGACTCCTTGGACAAGGTAGGGCTGGAAAGCCCTATCTCCGTGCGCACCGTGAGGGAAGGCGAGGGCGGCTATTATCAGGTAGTGGCCGGCGCTCCTCGGCTGGCGGCCGCCAAGGCTCTGGGCTGGGCCCAGATTGAGTGCCAAGTCCACGTCAACATGAGCGACGACGAGGCGCTGGCGCTGGAGATTGTCGAAAACCTCCACCGCCTTGACCTCACGGCCGCCGAACGTCGGGCCCAAGTCAAAATGCTGGCCAAGACCTTCGAACGGATGGAGGATCAATCGGGACATAATGTCCCGATTGAAAGCAAGAGGGCCGACGGAAAGGGGCACCGCCCTAAAGGCGTTGCTTCCAAGGTGGCGGAGGCAACGGGCCTGACCCAACGCCACGTCAACCGCCTTCTGGCGGAGGACAAGCCCAAGCCCGCGAAGTCCCCCGAAGAGGTGGCTGCAAAGAGGGAAGCCGCGCGCGTGGCCTCCCTATCCAAGGGCAGGGGCAAGCCGCAAGCTCTGGACGAGGAACCGGCCGCGCTCCCGGGCCATACGTCCAGCAAGAAGGCCAGCTGTTGATTTCCGCTGAGAGCTGACCCGGGATTTTCGCCGAGAAGTGACCCGCCTTCATGTATGGTTTGGGTCTTAGGTTTTGGTCAAGGGGCGGCTTTCTCCTTCTTGCTCGTTGCGGCCTGT